TGACGATCAAGTCAAACTCGGCTTCGTTGATTTCCTTCTCGACGATCTCGATGCCGTCGTAGTTGATGATGACGAACTCGGCGTCGCCACCCACAATTTTTTTACGTTTTTCTGAAGAGCCATGCGCTACGTCGACCGTGCGGTGCATAGCAAATTTGAAGAGGTCGGACTGCCAAGCCGACTGCATGATGGACAGGGGACACACCACCAAGACTCTGCGGATGAAGCCAAGAGTCATGAGGTAGTCAGCCGCCCAGATTATGCTGGCGGTCTTGCCTGTGCCCTGCTCGTTAAAGCAGAAGGCACGCTTGTGCATGGTCAGGAACGCGGACGTTTCCTTCTGGTGGGCGAAGGGCTTGTGAACCCCGGGCCACTTGTAGTCCCGCTCGATGGGACTAGGTACATTCTTGATCTTTAAGATCTTTAGAGCGTGTGTTTCAGGTATACCCCAAGGTACAAGCACCTGCGAAACATCGCCTAACTTATTGACTAATTTACTTGTTTTTATTGCCTCTAGAACTCTTTCGGGCTTACTGAGATTAAGCAGTAAGCCTTTCCCATCTAGTATTTCCATGCTCTCTCACGTGTTTTTCTTGACCGTATGGTCAGAGTTTCTTTGGAAGGAACGATTGTCGCTTGGGCTTACTAAGCGTAGGTTGCCCTTCGCGTTAGTCCCTCCTTTAGAGAGGGGCTTGACATGATCAATGTCTTTTCCCTTCCTGTCAACCCCTTCCGCATCTAATTTACGCCGAGCCCTTGCACGGGCGGCTCGCGGAGCTTTCTCGTTACGCTTCTGCTCCATATCCCATTCGTGCTTGTATGGGCGTGGGCTCTTGGTGTACGGCATTTAGTTTCTCCCGTTGTGTGGACAGATCGCCACAGGGCAATATTTTTGGCAGGTGAAGTTGGGTTTCGGGTTCCACACGTCAGTAGCGTAGGCTTCCTTGAGTGGGACGTAGCTATCCCGAGTCTCCTGCATAAGCCGAGGCACGGAAGATTCTCTATGATACTTGCGTTTTACCAACTCGTTGGCTACTACGAAGATCAGCGCAGCCTTGATCACCTTGATGCCGGGGAAGTGCGCGAAGGTAGCCAGCGCAAGCAAGTCTAACTGTGCGGTGTCTGCGTAGCGGGAAGTCTTGCCCGTCTTGTAGTCAATTACTTTGCAGAGTTCTCCATCGACTACGATCAAGTCTGCAATACCCCGCCACCAAACGTCAGGCGCAGTAAAGGAGCAGGGAGATCCATCTTCCCGTAGCCCCATCTTGTACTCAGCGTACTTGTCGCCCTCGTACGCTTCTATCTTGGTCATGTACCCCTCCATATATTTATACTGGGGAGGGATCGGTTTTTTCTCAGTGATGTAGTCTTCAGCCGCTTTATGAACGGCGCTGCCGTACAACAGCGCTTCTGTTTCCTTGTCCTTAAAATCCTTCTGAACCCGTAAATGGAAATACTTTTTGGGGCACTGCTTAAACAGCGACATGCCGCTGTATGACCATGTTATCGGTTTCTCAGGCGTCTGCATAAGTGGGGCCGCATCCTATTTCGCAATCTACGGGTAAACCATTAGCCCAACTTGGAACCCAGCGCATACATTCCTGAACGTACGCCATCGCCTCAGTAGACTCTTGCTCTGGAACAATTATAGACACTGCATCATGTACTGTCAAGACCGGGCGATACTTCTTAGAGATCCTCAACATTTGCTCACCCACAATAATGCGAGCAAGGGCTTGCACCACATTCTCCACCACCTTACCCCCGTAGAGCTTCACGTTCTTCTCCCGTACCGTGCTGTAAATCCACCCATCGGGGGAATTAGTTCTTAGGGAGTTGTACTCAATCTTCATGGTGTTGGGCAAGATGATGCAGTTAGGCCCCAACTCCAGCAGGTCGCCCCTGCCAAACCTCCAACCTTGGGAGGTAGCCATATAGTGTATGGCTCTTTCAGCGATCTTCCACAGACGCACGATGTTGGAGTTGTACCCCCGGTACACGTGGATGATGCGCTCAGCCTCGTCGATTGGGATTTTTGTCTCTTGTTTGAGAGACAGCATGTGGTGAAACTTGTCGTGCCCCATACCATACCCGCACCCGAGGATCACGGTCTTGCCGAAGAACCGCTCCTCTTTGCTTACATGCGAAACTTCCTTATGGTAAATCTTTGACGCCATGATCTTATAGACATCCTCCCCTCTAGCGAACGCGTCGACTAGGTCGTTCTGCCCAGCCAGCCACGCGAGCGTGCGCGCCTCGATCTGTGAGGAGTCGCATGAGATGATGACGTGTCCATCCGGTGCGCGTAGGGACTTCTTCAGGGCGGACGCGTTACCCCTACTAGGGAGGTTCTGCATATTAAGTTTGTCAGACCCGCCCCACCTGCCGGTGTGTGCCGCGTAGTATCTAAGAGGGACTGGCAGGGGGCCGCGCTTGCCTATGCCGATGAACCGCTCGGTGCGAGACTCCTCAATGGTCGTCTTCACCCCAAGCCGCGCAGCCACCACCGCTTGCACCCGCAGGTCGGGATGCTCTTGAAGCTCCTGCAAGCCTTGGTCCGTCTTGGCAAATGCGTAGGTCATCTTGCCAGTAGTGGGAGATATCTTAGTGGGGGGCACAAGCCCAAGTCTGGTTAAGATCTGGGCAAACTTCGGGTTGCTCATCACGTCTTCAAGGTTGATGTCAGCGTCCCTGAGTAGCTTGGCCTTGTCCTCTCGCACCTTGACCAAGTGCTGCTCCAGCAGCGGCACGTCTACTTTAAGTGCGGGTTGGATGAACATGCGGATCGTGAGGTCGATTAGCTTTAATTCTTTTAGAGGAAACTCATCGACCACAAAATCGTCGTTGTCCCTGAAGTTGTACATACGTGTGTACAACGCAGCGGTTAGCTCCACGTCGTTGCGGCAGTACTCCATGTACCGCTCCATCTCCGCAGGTGTAAAACTTTTACGCGTCTTACCCAACGCGTTAACTACCTCGGTGCCTTTTACCCCCAACCGGAAGTACTCGGCAAGGGGAGCCAGCCCTACCTTGTGTTTTGTACCAAGGAGTGCTTGCGCCATCGACATAGTATCGATCCACACTTTTGGATAAATGTCGAAATGCCACGCAAGAATGGCCGCATCAAATACTGCGTTGTGAGCACAGGCGGCTGACGTTTCCCAATCGAACTGCTCCAGCCACCTTTTCGTGTCGGCGCGTGAACCAGAGAAGCTCTGTGTCTCCTCATCGTCCACTTTAACCGCCACCCCGATGACTTCAAACCTTGGATCACGAATGTATTCTTCAGTAGATATTTTGGAGAGGCTGAAGTCTCGGTCGTAGTACGTCTCAAAGTCTATGGTTAACACTAGGTGTATCCTTAAAACCGCTGGGCGTTAGTTTTTTATAGCAGGTTTCGCACTTCCACTTGAACCCCGGTACCTTCAAGCGTGGGACTTTGTGAATACCTGCTTGGCGAAAGCACTGTTGGCATACGGGGTTTGGTCTAGGTGGTCTCATTCTTCTGCCCCTGTGTGTCTCTCATATTCCACCCCGCTACGAAAGCATCATAGAGAGCGTGCTCCATAGGATGGGCACTGCCAGCGACCATGAACCGGCCCCGAGTTTCGTACCACCATTTCTGCCATGCTTGCCCCTTGCTGAGTGGCGGCATCTCTTCAACTGAATAGTTTTTCATTTGTCGTTCTCCTCGCTATCCATTTCTTTGAGCATATGATTTAACGCCATCATCTTTTGCATTCTTTCCATCGACCGGGCGTGAAGCATATTCATAACTTCACGCAGAGCTTCGTTCGCTCCGTACAGTTCAAGAATTTCGTCTTTAATCTCTTGTTTTGTTTTCATGTGTTCTCCAATAAAAGTTGTTTAAACGCTTGCCCAAACGTAACCCCGCTGCCGACCGCGTTTTGCAAGTCGTAGTCCGATAGAACTTGTTCTTCTGTTTTGCCGTGGCAACTCACCCTAAACAATGTGCCAAAATAAGTTGGTAGTCGCATGGACTCCACCTTGTCTACCGGCTTTTTACATATAGCGCAGATAGGGAAGTCACCCACCGTTCTTTTCCTTTGGCCCTTGAAACATACCAACGCTAAACGCTTCAAGCACTTTTGCTTTAACTTCTTCCCGTCTTTCTTCGGGTACATCTTTAACTGCATCTTCTAAAGTTTTTAGAAGAAAATCAGTAAACTCTTGCGGTTTAATTATTTTGCTCATGTGTCCATCCATGTGCCATCAAGCCACTCATCCAACATAACGTGCAATGCGGCTCTGTTTCTGGCACCGACTGTTTCGCCGGTGTCAGTTATTAAATTTTTAGTCAATACGGAACCAAAGTCGTCCCCCGAAAAAACAAGCCATTCTTTAGAGGTTCTAACCTCAATGAACCCTATCGGGTTTGCGATGCCGTCAGATAAAATTACATGCTTTTCTTTCACACTCATGTGTTCTTCTCCTTGAGTCTAATTGCCGCAAACCGAACGCCAGAATGAAATGCCGCATAGTTATCTGCCTGTTCTGCGGCGGGTTCTATCTCCTCATCCGTCAGCCCAACCCACGGGCGTTCTATGACATCGTGCCCTGCTTGCTTGTAGGCTTCCGCTCGCCATAACGCGGCACGATACCTATTACGTTCACAGTCTGGGCAGGTCATGTGTTCTTCTCCTTCAACCTTGCTTCAAGCGCGGCTACCATGTCTATGACATACGGGCGATTCGCCAGAGAAATTTCTTTTGCCTCTTCCTTAGTCAGCCCAATCCACGAGCGCTGTAGTGGAGTGGGCGCATGAACCATTTCTTCAACACCATCAGATCTGACATCCCATACAGCACCACATACGCAATTCAATGTATGCGCCACCGGCTCCTGCTCATCTTTTTCTTTTTCCCAACCCTTTGGTCGTCGCGTAAACCCTGCCTCGCGCAGTTTCTGTGAACGTGTTTTCTTTTCAACCATTGCGTTGTAGGCGTCTTTCAAAAGATTGCCAGTCCCCTGCTCTGATGCTTTAATCATGGCAAGCACATCACTGCACATCACCTTGACAGCGTTATACCCTTCGGAATCGTTGCGGTCTGCGAGGTCATAGGCTTCCGACATAATCCGTACCCGCACTTTCTCCATTAGTGGCTTTGTCTCGTTTGTTGCGTATTCCAGCGCATCCAGCACTTTTATAAAGAGTTCGCGGTCAGTCATGCTTCCTCCAATCACAAGTAATGCTCCGGCCACCGCTATTTGCGGTGGCAACCATGCACCTCACCCCGTCAACTGTTACCGGAAAAACATAAGTAATTTTATTCCCCGGCGTTATATATTTCTCTGGAGTTATAACTTCTTTTCCTCCGTTAGACACTTCCTCCTTCATTTCCCCTTTGTAATCAGTACAGCCGGTCAAAGTCAGCGCAATAGCCAATATGCACAGTCTCATTTCTCCCCCCTTGCGCGGATAGCGGCGGCGCAATCATAAGCATGAGTATCGGTATCCCTGTCGCCAACTTCATCGCACACTTTGGCGCACTCTTCCCGCTCATGCGCGGCGACAAGGGCAGCAAAGCGTTCGAGTCTGTCAATCACCAAACCGTGAGCGTTCAGTTCTGCCTCCCGCGCCATGCGGATAATGTCGTCTTGTGTCATCTCTTTCCTTTAAAACAATGCGTCCGGATAATTAGCCGGATTGAACTTTGGTTTGCGTTTCCGTTTAATCTTCTCAACTATGTGTGGGTAGTCAGGTTTCTCCCATACCCACCGGATCACTTGCCCGTCGTCATCAAGGATGCCGTAGCGCATCACCACTCTTCTCCCAACTCTTTAAGTTTCATACGATAGTGATGGCACTTGCCAGCATCGTCGGAGTCTTTACGACCCTGACGCATCGCGTACTTGATGATGTTGCCCTTCAAAAACCCCACAAACTCCACGTGAGTCAACACGGATTCCATCACATCCCACGGCTGGACTCCCATCTCCTTGTAGTGGTCGCCCCCCACCTGCACATCGTCAGCTCTAATCTCAGTCATGCTTTCTCCACTGGTTTTTTAACAGGGGCACGCTTGGGGCGTGGCGCTCTGTACTTAGCAAGTAGTTGCTTCAGATCATCCCGCGACACATGTCGACTGTTATCTTTAAAGATACCCGGAGTCCAGATGCGACGCCACATGTATCTGACCTCTGGCACCGCTTGTAAAGCCAGAAGCTCAGAAGTTTTTTTCATAACATTACCAACCCCCACCCATACCCCCGGCAGTTCGTAGTGTGGGACGTAGAGAGCGAGACCGATTTTAAACACCGGCTCAAACTCGTAGTCGGTAAAGACTTCATCAGACGGATCGAGCTTTCTGTCGTCCATTTTGTATACTTTTCGTTCCATGATTCCTCGGTAAATTTCTTAGGATTGCTGCGTAATTAGGTTCGGCTTTGATCGTCTTAGCTAAAAGTGAGTCTGCTGCTTTTTGTCTAGAATCCTCCTTTGGGACTGGGTAACTGTGGATGGTGAGCGGATACCCCGGTATGCGATAAGCGTAGTATTTCTTTATACCGTCTCTGGTTAAGACTACGTGCCGCTTATGCACCCGACCGACTCGGCTTAGGTATCGCATACGATATTCAATCTGCCGAGACTCGTGTCGATAAATTTTTATGCCGCTGAGTATCTGCTCCCCGTTTTCCCGAAGGAACGCAAGGATCTTCTCGTCCAGCCGAGCAAGTTCTTCGCTTTTAGTCATGATTGGGTTTAGGAACTGGCGACGTTTGGGATTTAGCGCGGTCACGCTCTAACTGATCTTCACACCACTGAGCGATCAAGATCGCAGCATGTAAATCAAGAAGTTCGGCAAGCATCTGTTTAACTAAGCCCTCGGCGTGGTAGATGCGGTTTGCATTGAGCGTATCTTTCAAAGCAATCGCCATGTGCTCAATGTTAATCAATGGTTCACTCCAGTCTTTCAAGGTCACTCTCCAGTTGTTCGCGTAAAACTTTTACGCTGTTCACACAAAAAGAAAGGCCACCCGCAGAACGGATGGCCTTCAGATTCTTCACTTGCAATGCGGTAGGCTGGTTGTCCCCAGCCTTGCACTCAATACCTACAAACTTACCATGGATACATGCAACTATATCAGGCACTCCCGAGCGACCGTAGCCGCCCGTGACTGGGAAGAAATAGTACGCACCTACCTCGTCAAGGTAGCGAGTCACCTCCCTCTTTACTTTCCCTTCCGGTGTCAAGCATCTCTCCTAAGTCTTCGCCAATTAAGCCGTAGAAGCTGAGCCAGCGACAAACGCCTTTGTCTTGATACCCGACCATGTGAGCGGACGGTTCTGAACCCAACTGCAACAGCGCGAGCTTACTTTGTATCACGTCTGGAAGAGCTTCCATACTAGGGATATCCCTAGTAGTAAAAGAGTACTCGTGTGGTGTAGTGCCCACCGCATTGCGTGTAGCCGTGACCATCCGATACATGTTGGGTATGCCCGGCGGCAGAACTTGCAGCATCACTAAAACATTTTTTAGACACTGCTGCTCGTACTGTTTGTCTCGGAACAAATCATACGAATCAAGATAACTCTTTATCTGTTCTTGATCCCCCGGGGCTGGCGAGCTACGCATGAGCCTAGCCAGAAACGCGTAGTCATCCGAGTAATGCAGTCTACGAACTAGATCACTCATAGTCTTAACAATAGAGTCTACGGGTACAGACTTTTTGATTAGGTTGCCGAGGTTCCACTCGCCCATACTGAACAACTTCTCAGCATACTCAGCAGGGTTGTAGTAGTGTAAAAGTTCTACCAGCTTCTCAGCTTTAGCTCTCGTGCTCGAACGCTTGCTGTTGGTGGGAGCCTTTCTGTTCTTGATCAGGTCGCTCGACACCTCTGCTTGGACCGCACTACGCACGTCGCCGCTCGGTGTGAACACGTCAAGCGTACCCATGGAGACACCTGCTTGTATGACCTCGACAGCTTGCCCCCGCTTTGCGAGGAAGTAAATCGTAGGGTCTTTGTACGTGACGCGCATCGCATCGAGAAGCCACTTTATGGGCTCCTTCATCTTGAGTCCAGACTCTTCGTAGATGGCCTCGGCCACCCGCTCAACCCCGTGCTGCTGCAGGACTTTGAGGGTGAAGTATATGTTGTTGTTCGGTTTGTGAATGATAGTCATGCTCTCTCTCCTGATATCAAAATGCGAACTTGTTGAGAATGTCCTCGACCTGCGTACGAACATCGTGGCGTACAGCTTTGCTCTCCCGTAAATCTTTTACAGAGATACCGGCAAGCGCAGCAGCAAGGGATGCCCTCGCGTTCTCCAACTGGGTGTCGTTGGTGATGTTCATACTGTCGAGCGTGTCGATAAGCTCGTTGGCTTTGTCGATCATGGATGATTGGAAGATCTTGCGATCCCCTTCCTCCTCATCAGTCAGCCGGTCGACCATGTGCTTGAGCACCCCATGCAAGCGTGACCACGCATCGCCCATCGCAGTGGCTACCTGCTTGTCGTACAGTTGACGATAGCTCTCGTTAAGCTCGTTACGAATCTCCATCTCACAGTCGACACGGAAGTCCCCCGTCTCTGGCACGGGCCAGAAGTTGATCTCCATGTAAAACTTTCTGTCCAACTGCTCAGCCTCGGGGTACTCGTTGCGGTCAAACATACTGCCGAGTTGAAACGCCGCCGCCGATACCATGGTCGGGTACTCGACAAGGAACTCCTTCTTCATCTCGTTGTACTTGGCAATCCACGAATCTGCTTCTGCCTTGTAGTCGAAGAACCGCTTCATCGGAAGCAAGCGGGGGCCGGTGTCTGCCCACGGCAGGGTCAGGTGATAGTGACGGTTGCGCGTGTTCGCTACGAACTTGTTGATCAGGTCAAGTCGATGTGCACCTGCCAATAAGTTTTTGTGGTAGTTACCCGCACGGCCCTGCGTGTTGTTCTGCCTGTCCACGTCCTCGCTGACCTTGCGGTCGAGCTTGCGTGCCGTCCAGTTACCCACGCTCAGGTTGACCAGCATGGCGCTGGATGCAATGGATGGGCCGAAGTTAGTGATGATCTGATTCATGATTAGCTCTCGTTGTTTGTAAAAGTTTTACGTAAAAGGGATTTAAGCAATGCTGATGATGGATCACAGTTGTGCCCTGTGACACGGAGCAGAGCCACCTCGTCGATGTACTCCAGCTCCATGCCTGACAGAGCAAGCAACGCCATAAGTTCTTCTCTTGTGTGTTCTTCGTACCTCTCTACATGTTGACTGACTGACCGTACGGGGGCGTCCACCCCTTGTTCTGCGTTACTACCCAGAGCGTCGGCGCGAGACCCATCCATAGTTCCTCCTTGCAATGTCCGATATACCCGTCGGTCAGGACGACCACGCACACGGGGTCCATACGTTCCTTCTTAACATACGTAGGAATACAGTCGGGGTTAGTGCCGCCACCACCCTTGGGCTTAGTTGTCTGCACGATAGACCCGAGCATGTCTTGCGAGTACACCTCGTGCGCTGCGATCTTGGTATCCCAGTACAGCAAGTCAACGCACTCAGGAGACACGTCAGTACAGATAGCGACAAGCTCTGAAAAGAATTCAGCAAGCTCAGTGTTACCGATAGACCCCGAAGTGTCGATGGCTACGACAACGCGCCCGAGGGTGACACTCTCCATGCTAGGCATGATGATGTCCTCGTGCAGGAACCTACGGTTGGGCTTGCGCCATGTAGAGCGGTCGCGCCCTGCCGCCACTGCCTTGCACCACTGACGAAATACTTCCTTCCAGTCAACCTTGGGGTCGACAAGCTCGTCGAACTGCTTGTCCGCGTCGGCTCCGAGCTTACCTGCCAACATGCCGCCCTGACGCAACGCGTCACCGATCTGTCGTTCCAGTGCTTTCTTTTCCTCTTCGTCAAGTTGTTGTGCCCCTTCGAAGTCATGCTCATCGAATCCGCTGGGTCCGTCACTGTCCCCATCACCCTTGCATGGCTGGTCCCCCGGCTTGCGACCCTTGCCCTTCTCTTTCTTCTTCTTGCGGAGAATGTCGTACACCTGCTGGGTGTCCATGCCCCGATACTCTTCGTCGATCAGACCGTCGGACGGCATCTGGATTAGAGACGCGTGTGGGTCATAGTCGACTAGCTGCTGGTTGATGACGTAGTCACAGGCAGCACCGGCGCAGCGAGGGTCTTCCTTGAACAAGTGCTTCCACGTCGTGAGGTGACGGTACGCCTTGTGCATGTTCTCGTGCATGACCACGAAGTTAAGCTCCTTCTCACTAAGAGTTTCACAGAACTCACGCCCATACCATACGTCGCGCCCGTTGGTACACGCAGTGGGCACGTGATCGCACACCTCCACCTTACCGATCATGAACAGACCAGACCAGCGCACGAACCGCTTGTCTTTCATAAGCTGCACGTGCGAACGCTCGACACGCTGCTCTACGGTTAAGTCTTTAACCATCACTCTCTCCAGTTGTTGGGGACTTGCGTCCCCGTTGTAAAAGTTTTACGTAAACTCACAGGATGTACTTGTTGACCCGCGCCCAGTCAACAAACGGACGGCAGGTTGCCGCCATCCCCTGCTTAGGGGAATTCCAGATACCGGTGCAGAACAAAGCCTGATGTTCTTTGGAGAACCGCTGCAGGTACTTCATCCATGCGTCCATGTCCTTACGCTCGACCCACGACACGGCGCTGAACACCAACATGCACAGAGCCATAGGGTCGGTGGGTACGGGACAAGTGTCCGGGTTGGTAAGATAGTGCTCACGCTGCGGCAGTTGATCTGCTACATGCAAGAACGTCATCAAGCGCTGAGCAAACGTCGCACCCACCGTACCGATAAGAGCGGCCTCCATCGCATCATCACCGATCACGCGACGCTGACGCACGATGTCGCTGGCTTTTTCTAGCGAGCGTGGGGAGGTGAACGCCTGCACTGCCTTGGTCGGGTGATAGATCATGGTGTTCTCTTTCTGAGAGTCACCATCTTGATAGCTCGCCATGCAGTCGGGAAACTGCTTAACTGCTGCCAACACCTCGGGCACTATGCCGTTGGCGATACCCCACTCGATCCACTCCGCTGCCGTAGGCTTGCGAACCTTGACGACAGTGAAGCGATTCATCGCATGAGGCTTGAGCTTGTCGCCCACCCCGTCACCGGACAGGTTGCCCGTTGCAAAGATAATCGTATGCTTGTGGTTCTTCTTCTCACCCATGCGGCGCTCTAAGCACAGAGGCAGTAGCATGTTCTGCACGGCGTCGGGACCCTTGCTCAACTCGTCGAGCATCAACAGCACCGGCCCACCAGTATGCAATCCGAACCTAGCGTTGGGCACGTAGTGCGTGCACCCCGCCTCTTTGTTGATCCACGGCATCGCAATGTCACCGAGGTCAAGGTTGGTAACATCTATGTAGGACTTGACGCGGGTCTCGCCGTCCGCAGTCTTGTCGCTCATCATCTTCAGGATGCTGGACTTACCGATCCCCGGCTCGCCTTGCAACATGATGGTGACGCTAGTACCTACCGCTTCGATCAGACGGGCAGCTTCTTGCAGGGATACGGTCTTGTTTGAAAGATTGATCTGACTCATGATTTCCTCTGTTGTGTAAAAGTTTTACGTTCGGGGAACTCCCCCCGGTTCATGTCAACGCCACATGAACTACGTTCATTATAACATATTTTCTGTACATTGTCAAGTATTTATCTTTGTTATTTATCCTCGTCATTTACCCCCGTTGTCCGACGGGCATCTCCACCCCCTTGTAAATATCTACGGCATCACTCTCTGCGATCTCGTATAGCGCGTTGACCACGTAGCTGCGGTACGTAGGGATGAATTCACCTATGGGTTTGAAGCCCTGCCCCGGCACCCACCTATTCTTCTGCACTTGTATACGATTTTTTTCGTACACTCTTCCCGCGATTAGCCACAGGTACTCAGTCATCTCCTCGCTCGTGAGATCAGTCATGAACTGCATCCGGTAGTAGGACTCCTTCGCGCGTGGGATGTAACCCTCGCTAGACTTCGCCGGTCCTAGACGCAACATGGACTCAGCGGTGAGCATCTCCTCTTTGTACTGGACACGAAGTTCTTTTGTAATCTCACGGTCGATGACTCGCTTCGTGACAGGCACAGGGTTGAGCACCTTGTCGTGACGTATCTGCAGCACATGGTTCGGCGGCAAGTAATATGCCCCCGTGACTCTCATCCTGCCGTCGACCTCACTGACCCGCTTGCCCACCTCGATGTAGGTTTTATTGTTGAAGCTATAGCAGTCGGCACCGACTACCCGTGATATAAAACCGCGCGTGGTGCGCGTGTCGAACCCACACAGGCTAATCTCACCGAGCGTACCCTGCCCCGGGTATGTCTCCTTTGTATAAGAAATTACGGGGTGTCCGTACAACGTACACACGTACTGCGTGTCGCTACGCTTCTCGATGGCATACCGCTTGTGGTCTGGGCGTCTACCCAACGGGCGCACGTTTGTGCCCCGTATCGGCACAATGCTGTTGTACGTGCGCTCCATCGCGTCAAAGTTGTGAAGCACCGGCAGGTGCCGCATTGATCCATTCGCAATCATCAGATAACTCCTAAAAGCACCGGCAGGTGCCGCATTGATCCATTCGCAATCATCAGATAACTCCCAAGCGTAAAAATTTTACGAACCGCTCCCGCACTGGGTGACGGTGGCGCATGATCAGAGAAGTCTGCAACTTCTCCATGTCCCACGAAATGATTCGCAGGTCATTGCGGATCGGCTTGAGGTAAGCCGACCCAATCAGCGTCGGCCCCCAGTCCTTGACGACTACTATCTCTCCATCTTTTTTTACTAACATCACACTACTCCCTGACTAATTAAGACGCCGAGCACAATGCTCAGCACCACGATTGCCCACATGACTTGGGCGTCCGTAACCTTTTTCATTCTTCACGGTCTCCCATCTTTGCCAACCCACCCCATGCCAGCGTAGTCGGATGGGTCTTCGTGATAGTGCGCGTTGAGCACCATATTTACGCAATAGGTGTTGCCGTTGTCTGCCATGCGCTGCGCTTGTGCGTAGGCATGAGCCGCTTCTTCAGTGTCGAAGAATCCGTACACGTGCATGGGGGAATACGGGAAAAAATTCACAATCACCCACTTACCCGTTTCTTCATCATTCATCACATTCCCCTTTGGCAATCTCTTCCTCGATCAACGCAAGGCACTCTTCCAGTCCGGGCACTATGTCCCCACCTTCGTTGTGCACCACTTGCAGACCCCTGAGAATCTCGGACAACTTCGCCGCCAACTCAGGGCTTGCTAGTTTGCTTTCACCTTTGCTCATCTTCATCTCTCTATCCTCTGTAAAAGTTTTACGGTTAACCGGGGGGATCCCCCTCATCCATGCGGCTGAACAACACCACATGGACTAACGTCCATTATAGCATACTTTCTTTACTTTGTCAAGTTTTTAGGTGGACTGCTTTGCAGTCCTTTCCCCCTTCTTTCTACTTTTTATTCATCTCCTCCAACGCCACTGCAATTCTCAGTAAAACTTTTACGAGGCCAACACTGTTCGGGATGTCGATTTCGACATTTTCGACATTTTCGACATTCTCCTCGGCACCGCCATCTACTACCTTCACCCATGCAGACTTCCCGCCGGTGACTCGGATTCGCTTGGTCGAACCTACAACGAAGGGGTTTGTGGGTCTGCCTCTTCTGCTGTATCTCGCTTCCAGTCCTCCGTTGTCCGCTTGAGGGAACCGCATGTGGGCAGGGTTGACGCAGTTCTTGTTTCCGCAGTTGCGTAGGATGCGCCCGTCTAGGTGGTTTGATTCTGGATACAGGTGTCGGTAGATAGCGCTGTGAGCCATTTTGCTGCCGAGCAGGGGGAACCCGTCGGAGTTGTAGTTGCCCACCCATATCCAGTGGTCGGACAGGTCTATTTGAATCTTCGCGGATAAGGCAGGGGGTAGGTCTTCAAGTGTGTGGGCTCGGGCAGTCACTTTGTGCTCCTGTGTGGGATTGGCCGGTTTCGGGCGTGAGTTGCTATGTTAGCACGCTTTTTTCGGGCGTATGTTCGTAAATTTGAGATACGTTCTTAAAAATGTTCGGTTGCGGTAGCTTGAGTTATTTTGGACTTCTAGGATTGGCGCGGGTTGTAGACGATTGTCAATTCGTATGTTCGCCATGTTCCCATGTTCGGTGTTTTTGGAGGTATGATTGGGAAAGCGCAAACGCGCGTAAGAATACACACGTTAAAAAGATTAGTACGACTTTGGCGCTCGAAAAAATTTTCCCCTTCATAATTTTCGGGGGGTAAAACAAGAACACACGAACATAAGGCTGAAACCCGCGTAAATACTGGATAGATAGATAGATAAGATAAGAACTTAATAAGAACATAACGAACATAGCGAACATACCCTTCCCTCCCCCGCTGCGTAAAAGTTTTACGCAAACCCAGTGCTGGTGCGGGTTTCAGCGCATTGCGTGAGAGCGCGTGCGGAACTGGTCATTTGTGCATTTTTGCGCTTGACAGCTAGGGGTCAAAACCTGTACCCTGACGGCAGGGTACAGCAAAACGACGAAAATCGTAAAAGTTTTACACTGTAAGCCGGTCTCCATAAATCTTTTTTTGAGAGTTGGCGCAGCGGCGAGAGAGAGCGCGTACGGAACTGGCGACACGCCAAGAATTTAGGCGAAAAAAAAACCCCCGGATTTCTCCGGGGGTTTTTACTGAAGCGGGGCTCAGTCGGCCTTGACTTCAGTCCAATGCGACATCTTGTCAAGATACGCTTTCGTGGACTCGGCCACATACTTGTCGACGCTAGCGTCTTCGAGATTTTCGAAGGTGCTCTTAAGAGTTTTTACACTCTTAATGAAGGCCGTCAACTTGTCCGCCTTCGACATCACCACTACTTGACGGGGAAACTTTGTCTCATACGCTAAAGCGTATTCCCCTGCCATGCGTTGCGCAGTGGCCTTCGCCAATCCACGCTCGGCCTTGACTTCGGCCAGTGTGGCCTTCGCCATTTTCTGCTCGGCGACCGTGATGTCTTCGCGCTTGGACTGCTTTTCAGCAGCAGCAACCTTCGCATCGTATGCCAATGCGTCGGCCTTCGCCTTGTCGGCTGCGTCACGTGCCGCCTTCAGTACAGGGTCGCCTTCGGCGATATACCAGTCCTTGCCACTCTCGCGAGCATACTGAACCAGAACCCGAGGGTTGCTGTACTGCGGGTCGGCCTTCAAGATCACGTCGGTCATAGCGTTACTAAAGTGCTCATAGAATGGCGTCGCCGAGTCCCAGATCTTGTGCCCCATGCGTTTAACATAAGACACGCCAACTTCGCCTGCTAAAGCACGCATGGACTTAGACGCTTTTACTGCGTCAGTGACCATCTCAACTTCTTTAGCGTTAAGCTGGACTGCAAGAATAGGTGATTTGCTCATGATGCTGTTCCTTTATGTTGCATCGTTGCTGCAGCAAAAGTGCTGCAGTGAGTGAATTATCAGGCAAACCCTGTACATTGTCAAGAGTTTTCGTAAAACTTTTACGCAGAGTCACGCGAGCCAGCGGCGCGGCGAGAGAGTGCGCAGGGAACTGGCGATGCAGGATGCAGGCGAAAAAAAAACCCCGGGCCGAAGCCCGGGGCCAAAGGGCCGAAGCCCTAGCGCATAATCAGTCGCACTCGATTTTCCACTCCTCGTCGACGACGGTGCGGATCGTCTCGCCAGTCTTGACGCGGCGGCAGCTTTCACTGTCCGACTTGACGCGAGCGTCAATCGTCAGCGTCCAATCGCCGGTGTCGTAAACGTAATCACGGTTGGGTTGCTCCGCAAACGCAAAATCATGAGAGGAGCCAGTCCAACCCTTGGATTCGAGCATTTCCAGAACAGACACCAAACGCTCGTCTTTAAACGAGTCAAGATCACGCAAACGGATCCGAGCGTGCACCGCGTCCTTGTTATACCCGGAAATGTAGTCACCGTTTTTCCATTCCCCTGACACGTAGTGGCGTCCTACGTGCGCGGTCAACTCGCCACCGCAACTCGCAGCAATCGTGCCAAACATAGCCAGCACATTCGTGGTCTTTACGGATCGCGCAAACCGTAGTTGACGCTTGCCCTCGTCAACTTGACGCGTGGCCGCCTTGATCATAGTGGATTGAACAGCGGCCACAGCGGGCAGAACAAACAGCGCTTTCTTCATGATGCGTTCTCCTAGTAAGCATCGCGTCGGTCACATCGCCGACAACCCAGATACTACGCTTGTCTCTGTACAATGTCAAGAGTTTACGCAGAAACTTGCGCGGGACGCTACGCGAGAGAGCGCACAGGGAACTGGCGATTCACAGAAACAAAAAAAGGGACAGGAGCCGAAGCTCCTGCCCCTCAGATCACTGCGCTCTCACCAACTTGGTATGTTTGGCATACCGTATGTAGACGTGCGTTGTTTCAGGCACGTCTCGCTTTGAGATGTACCGGCCCTGAAACAAGAAGTCCTTGCCCCCGTGCCAGTCCTCCTGTGCCAGAGTCTTGTTCTTGTAATCCCGCCCGTAGGCGGGCATGACGTGCAAGTCCATGCCCGGCCACCACATTACAGCGCCCTCACTACAACGCCGGACCTATCGGTCCACTGGAACAGGGCTTGATAGCACTTGTCTGCGGTCTCTTCCCACCCGAGGAACAACGCATCCGTGTAGCCGTCTGCGTGCAGCTCGTCCAGCGTGACACATACGTGCCACATCATGTCTGCTGACATATCCATGTCGCTCTCCGTTGTTGCGTCGGTCACATCGCCGACAGTTCGAATACTACGCTAGTCTCTTGACATTGTCAATAGTTGGCAGGGATAACCCACTATACTCGGGGAGCCCCGAATAAGTACCGGGCGATTGAGCCAAAGCTACTATACTAATTTGCACATTCAATCCCCGACTTTTTATAGAGGCCCCCCACCCCTTCCTTTTTCTTGACACTGCCCATCTATATCCCTAATATAGAAAGGCCCCCCCTGCATTTCCCCCAAACACCCCCCGGGGGGTATATATTTTTAGTCCAAAGCCATTCTTTACAGTGACTAATTTCCAAGAGATATTCAAGAACGCCAGCGCAGCTTGTGGTGAAGGGCCGCCACAGGAGAATCTGTTTGCGCCGGGGTTCACTGCCTCCCCGCTTACGCCAAAGCCAATTCAAGTAGTTTCAAGCGGACCGTTGAATCAGGTGTCCAACCTGCTGATGGCTTATGACAAGCGGGTGGTGGACGATCCTGCCCAGTTGCGGTATTACGCCACTAACCGACTGCTGGAGCTGACGGACGATCCAGACGTAAAAATTCGAATTAAGGCGTTGGAGCTACTTGGCAAGGTTGCCGACGTTGGGCTGTTTGCCGACCGCACCGAGATTACTATTAAGGATAAGACCACTAGGGATCTGGAGAAAGAGCTTGAGGCTTATTTCAACAAGTACGTGAAGGAAGTAAAGCCGGTTGAAGATGTTGAAGATGTTGAAGAGATTGAAGACGCGGTGATTGAGGACGTGCCTGAACCAGACGTGGAAGAGGAGGTTCCGTTTGACGAGCCTTAATCTTGACCCGGCAACCATCCAAGCAGCACTCGCTGCCATGCCGCCAGAGATTCGGGAGAAGGCTTCCTCGTTGTTGAAGGAACTTAATCGCCGTCGCAAGGTTGAGGGATGCAAGTCAGATTTCTTGTCGTTTGTGCAAGAGATGTGGCCCGGGTTTATCCACGGCAAGCATCATAGGATCATGGCTGACTCATTTGAGAAAGTAGCCGACGGCGAAATCAAGAGGGTCATCATCAACATGCCGCCACGGCATACCAAATCTGAATTTGCATCTTTCCTATTGCCAGCATGGTTCCTCGGTCGCTTCCCAGAGAAAAAAGTTATTCAGACTTCCCACACGTCGGAGTTAGCGACCGGATTCGGTCGGAAGGTGCGAAACCTTGTTGACTCTGACGCCTATAAAACTATTTTCCCCGACGTTGCCCTTCAGGCAGATTCCAAGGCTGCTGGACGCTGGAGCACCAACAAGGGAGGCGACTACTTCGCAATCGGGGTCGGTGGTGCCGTTACCGGTAAGGGTGCCGACCTGCTTATTATTGATGACCCCCACTCTGAGCAAGAAGCTGCCTTAGGAGAAACGAACCGTGAGGTCTACGACCGGGTGTACGAGTGGTACACGTCCGGGCCTCGGCAGCGTCTGCAGCCGGGGGGCTCTATTATTATAGTGATGACGCGCTGGTCTAAGCGCGACCTCACGGCGCAGGTAATTAAAAGCTCACTGACACGTGGCGGTGAGGAGTGGGAGGTGATCGAGCTACCTGCCATCATGCCGTCGGGTAAACCCCTATGGCCGCAGTTTTGGTCTCTGAAAGAACTTCAGGCTCTTAAAGACGAGCTGCCGGTTCACAAGTGGGACGCGCAGTACATGCAGCAGCCCTCCGGTGCCGGAGGCTCTATTATTAAGAGGGAGTGGTGGAAGGAGTGGGAGAAGGAAGACCCGCCGGAGGTTGACTATATTATTCAGTCATGGGACTGCGCATTTTCAGCCAAGGAGCGAGCGGACTACTCTGCCTGTACCACGTGGGGTGTGTTTAATAAGGACAACGAGCACGGCGACAGGCTCCCTAATCTGATCCTGCTGGACTCTTTCAAAGCGCGGATGGACTTTCCCGATTTAAAGCGGAAAGCGCTTGAGCTATATAAAGAGTACAACCCTGACACCTGCATAATCGAGGCAAAAGCGTCAGGCACGCCGCTGATTCAAGAGTTGCGCTCAATGGGTGTGATGCTTTCGGAGTATACTCCGTCAAGAGGCTCTAGAGCGGCAAGCAACGACAAGATAGCTCGCGTGAATTCAATAGCAGATTTGTTCGCAAGTGGCGTAGTATGGGCACCGCAGACCCGTTGGGCCGAGGAAGTCATTGAGGAATTCGCATCTTTCCCTGCCGGAGAGAACGACGACTTGGTAGACTCCTGCACACAAGCCCTAATGCGGTTTCGTCAGGGTGGATTTATTAAATTACCGAGCGACGAGAAGGATGCGGAAGAGTATTTTAAGTCCCGTCGCCGTCTAGCGTACTACTAAAGGCTAAAAATGGCTGTAAATATGGACAAAGGCTTGTATTCGGCTCCGGTAGGGCTGGATGCACTGGATTCTACGGGTGATTCTGTCGATTTTGAGCTGGAATTGCCCGATTTGGCGGACGAAACCGACGCGGATGTCGAAATTTTGCTCAGCGAAGGCGAAATTAACACCGAAGACGAAGATTTTGACGCAAATTTGGCCGAAAATATGTCAGAAAGTGAGCTTTCTGGCATTGCGGACGACATCGACGAGATGGTAACTGCGGACATTAATAGCCGCAAAGACTGGGCAGATGCCTATGTAAAAGGCTTGGAAGTGCTTGGACTCAAGTATGAGCAGCGCACGGAGCCTTGGGATGGCGCATGTGGGGTGTTTTCCACCGTTTTGACCGAAGCGGCTATTAGGTTCCAAGCCGAGACGATTATGGAGACATTTCCGGCTCAAGGACCGGTTAAAACCCAGATTATTGGCGAATTAGACGAGATTAAAGAGGAAGCAGCGGATCGTGTCAGAGATGACATGAATTACCAATTAACCGAGAAAATGACGGAATATCGCTCAGAGCATGAGCGGATGCTGTTTAGTCTTGGACTTGCCGGTGCTGCGTTTAAAAAGGTCTATTTTGACCCCGCATTAGATCGCCAAGTATCTCTTTATGTGTCCGCTGAAGACTTAATTATGCCCTATGGGGCCTCTAATTTGCAGACGGCTGAGCGTGTTACGCACATGATGCGTAAGACTAAAAACGACGTGCGCAAGCTCCAAGTAGCGGGTTTTTACCGTGATATTGAGCTTGGTGAGCCTGTCAGTATTGCAACGGACATTGAGAAGAAGAAAGCCGACGAGCAAGGCTATTCTATTACTGACGATGACCGGTATCAGACCTGTGAAGTCCATATTGATTACGATTTGCCGGGACACGAAGAACCAGACGGGATCGCCCTGCCGTACATCATCACGTACGAGCGCGGAACTCAGAAGATCCTAGCGATCCGTCGCAATTGGAATCCAGACGATGCGAAACGGCTCAAACGGCAGCACTTCGTGCAATACAACTACATCCCGGGGTTTGGGGTGTACGGCATGGGTCTTATTCATATTATTGGCGGTTATTCTCGCGCGGGAACTTCATTAATCCGCCAGCTCGTCGATGCAGGCACACTGTCTAACCTGCCGGGTGGTCTGAAGACCAGAGGACTGCGGATCAAGGGTGACGACACGCCCATCTCCCCCGGAGAGTTTAGGGACGTGGATATTCCTAGCGGAGCGCTGCGCGACAACGTCATGCCGCTGCCGTACAAAGAACCTTCGATGGTTCTGTCCGGCCTGCTCGACAAAATCACGGAAGAGGGTCGGCGGCTCGGCGCTATTAGTGATATGAACATCTCCGACATGAGTGCAAATGCACCGGTCGGGACAACCCTCGCCTTGCTTGAGCGCACGCTCAAGACGATGTCTGCGGTGCAGGCACGGGTGCACTACTCGATGAAAGAGGAGTTTAAGCTCCTCAAAGCGATCATCCGGGACTACACCCCGCCGGAGTACAGCTACACGCCAGACTTCACAACTGACCGCAAGGTCAAGCAGTCTGACTATGACATGGTGGAGGTCATCCCCGTGTCCGATCCGAACTCGTCAACCATGGCGCAGCGGATCATGCAGTATCAGGCTGTTATTCAGTTAGCAAGTACCGCCCCTCAGATCTACAACCTGCCAAACCTGCACCGGCAGATGATCGAGATCCTTGGTATTAAGAATGGCGAGGACTTGGTTCCGGTCGAGGATGACGAGAAGCCTCGTGATCCGATCAGCGAGAATATGTCCGTGCTCAAGGGTAAACCCGTGAAAGCGTTTATCTATCAAGACCACGACGCCCATATTGCAACGCACAGTGCGTTCATGCGTGACCCGATGATCATGCAGCAGATGGGTCAGAACCCACAGGCTCAGATGTTGATGGCATCTATGCAAGCACACATTGCTGAGCACCTTGGGTTTGCGTACCGCAAACAGATCGAGGATCGCATGGGCGTGCACATGCCCGCGCCTGACGCCGAGATGCCGCCTGAAGTTGAGATTCAGTTGTCACGGATGGTTGCACAGGCCAGCCAGCAGCTCCTGCAGATCCACCAAGGTCAAGCGGCTCAACAACAGGCACAGCAAGTGGCACAAGATCCCCTCATCCAGATGCAGCAGCAAGAGTTGCAGATTAAAGCCCAAGATGTGCAGCGCAAGGCTCAGAAAGACCAGACTGATGCCAAGATCGCTGCGGCAAAGCTGCAACTTGAGAAGGATCGGATCGGAGTCGACGCGCATATCCGGTCTGCGCAGGTTAAAGCCCAAGCTAACCGCCCACCACCCGCACCACCACGTCCTCCGGGGAAATAAATGGATGAACGAATCTATCGCTATTTACAGGAGCGCAGCCAGAACCGACGGGAGGCCATTATGGATTTCCTGAGTTCTGGTGGCGCTAAAGACGTTGCCGAGTACCGCGAAGCGGTTGGAGTCATCAAAGGTCTACTCCAAGCAAACCAAGACCTTGAGGAACTTTTTGACCGGATGAAGGAATTTGAGAATGAATGATGTCGTGGATCTGTCGCTGGTGCTCAATAAGAGCAACGAAGAAAAAGCTACTCAGCTACCCAAGCCTAAAGGCTATAAGATCCTTGTGACACTGCCCGATATTGAAGAAGAGTTCGAGAGCGGGATTCTTAAAGCGGGTACGACCGTGTACCACGAGCAACTCTTGACCAACGTGCTGTTTGTGGTCGAGTTGGGCGACATGGCGTATTCCGATACCACGCGGTTCCCCACCGGCCCGTGGTGCCAAAAAGGGGACTTTATTCTTTGCCGCGCCAACTCTGGTACGCGGTTTAAGATCCACGGGCGCGAATTCCGAATTATTAATGATGACTCGGTTGAAGCGGTTGTTGAAGATCCCCGTGGTATTGGCCGCGTAAATTAAGGAGATACCCATGGCTGAAATGGAAAAAGACGACTTTAAGTTCCCCGATGAGGTGGAAATTAATGCGAAAGATGCCAAAGACGAGAAAGTCGAATTTGAGATTGAAGACGACGATGCTGCTCCGGTAAAGCTGGAAGTTGTTGATGACACTCCTCCCGAGGACCGTGGGCGCAAGCCGATGGAAGAGGAGCCTGATGAGGTTACCGACGAGGAGCTATCCCGGTACAAGGACACGCGCCTGCGTGATCGCCTGTCGCATTTGAGCAAAGCCCGTCATGAGGAGCGCCGCCAGAAGGAGGCTGCGCTGCGTGAGCGGGAAGAGGCTATTAGTATTGCGCAGCGGATTTTGGCTGAGAATGAGCAGCTTAAAAATTCCATGGGGAATAACCACAAGGTTATTCTGGATCAGGCAAAGACGGTTGCCGATCAGGAATTTGCGCAGGCAAAGGCTCAATTCAAAGCCGCATACGAGTCTGGTGATGCGGATGCGCTGGTCGTTGCACAAGAGGCATTTACCAATGCAAAACTTAAAGCGGACCGGATTGAGGCAGCGCGACAAAAATCTTTGCAAGAACGAGAAAATGTGGTACAAAGTCAACCACAGCCTCCTAATCCTGCGAGGGAGGTGCCGGTTGATGAAAAAGCTATGCGCTGGAAAGAGCGTAATAGCTGGTTCAACAAAGACCGGGAAATGACTGGCTTTGCTCTCGCAGTGCATGAAAAGCTAGTCGAAGAGGAAGGGGTTAATCCTCAGTCTGACGCATATTACGAGCGCATCGACGCCCGTATGCGTGAGAAATTCCCAGAGAAGTTTAGTAGTCAGCCCAGACGGTCGAACGTAGTGGCCCCGGCAACACGCAGCACTGCGCCAAAGAAAATCGTGCTGAAGTCGAGTCAGGTTAACTTGGCGAAGCGTCTCGGAATCCCGCTTGAGCTTTATGCCAAGCAAGTCGCTCTGGAAATGCGGAAGGAACGTGCCTAAATGAAATTGAACCAACAGAACCGTGATGACCGTACCACTGAATCCCGCGAGATCGCGGAGCGTCCAAAACAGTGGGCACCACCAACACTGCTTCCTGATCCGAAGCCGCAAGACGGCTGGGATTATCGTTGGATTCGTATTTCAACCCTTGGGCAGAACGACCCGACTAATATCTCCGCAAAGCTCCGTGAGGGCTGGGAACCGGTGCGTGCGCAAGACCATCCCGAAGTTCATGTCTATGGCGATGCTGATGCTCGTTTCAAAGACAATATTGTGATCGGCGGGTTGATGCTTTGCAAAACACCTACTGAATTCGTCAAACAACGGACTGAGTACTATCAAAAGCAGACCGATGGACAGATGAATTCAATCGACAGTCACTTCATGCGTGAAAATAACCCCAAGATGCCTCTCTTTAAAGAGCGGCGGTCTGAGGTAAGTTTTGGCAAAGGCACTTAAATCTTTTGGAGTCTTAAATGGCTTATCCTATCATTGACGCGCCCTACGGGCTAAAGCCGGTCAATTTGATCGGTGGTCAGGTTTTTGCGGGTTCTACTCGCATGATCCCGATCCTTCAAGGGTACAACACCGGTCTTTTTAACGGTGACGTTGTACAAATGGCTGCTACCGGCACGGTGGCAATCAGTACTCTGGCAATTTCCGCGACCTCGCAAGCTGCGCAAACCGTTGTCCCTGCCACGGTTGGTGTGTTTGTTGGTTGTGAATATTCGCCTCCAACTGGTCCGATCTACGGCCAGCAGCGTGCTCAGTATTGGCCTGCCGGTACTAACGCAACTGACGCTGTTGCATACGTTGTTGACGATCCTGACACTGTGTTTAAGTCTGCTGTGCTGTCCATGCCAGCTTCGGCAAGCAACACAACTACGGCTCTTAGCACCATTGGTTATATGTCGCCTACCTTCATTGGTAGCAACGTGTACTACGTCGGCGCTAACGTCGGTAGCACCGCAACGGGTAACTCCACTGGCGGTGTGGTTGGCAACACGGCTGGCGCAAGCAACGGCGCTGGTAACATCCTGAAGACCAACGGTAATACTGCGGCTTTCCGTGTCGTTGGGATGGTAGAAGAGACGGCTGTTACGGTTACGACTTCGTTGACCGCTGCGGCTTCGTCTACGTCATTGACTGTTGCTTCGACCACGGGCGTTTTCCCCGGTATGCAAGTCATCGTTCCCGCCTTCACGGCTGGATCGGGAGGTGCCGGATACAACACCTATGTCACGGCTGTGACGAGTTCGACGGCTGTTACCGTGTCGGCAAGCATCACTGCTGCTAGCGGATCGGCTGTTGCATTTGTCGGATATCCTGAAGTTCTAGTCAAGTGGAACTTTGGCTATCACGGCTACTACAACGCTACCAGCGTCTAAGGAGTAACTTAAAATGGCAATTTCACGCGCCCAACTACTCAAGGAACTCCTCCCCGGCCTTAATGCGCTGTTTGGTTTGGAGTATGCCCGCTACGGCGAAGAGCACAAGGAAATCTACGAACAAGAGACTTCCGAGCGTTCTTTTGAAGAAGAAACCAAGCTCTCGGGCTTTGGTGCCGCACCGGTTAAGAACGAAGGTCAAGCTATTGCGTACGACAATGCGCAGGAAGCATGGACCGCTCGTTACAACCACGAGACTGTTGCGATGGGCTTCTCGGTTACCGAAGAAGCAATGGAAGACAACCTGTATGACAGTTTGTCCAGCCGTTATACCAAAGCTCTGGCTCGCGCGATGTCGTACACCAAGCAGGTCAAAGCTGCCAATATTCTGAACAACGGATTTAGTTCCGCGTTCACGTATGGCGACGGCAAGCCCCTGTTTAGTACGTCTCATCCGCTGATCTCTGGTGGCACTAACAGCAACACCCCTTCGACCGCTGTCGATCTTAACGAAACCGCTCTTGAAAACGCAGTGATTCAGATCGCTGCGTGGACGGACGAGCGTGGTCTGCTGATCGCCGCTAAGCCGAAGAAGCTGGTCATTCCGCCTGCTCTGATGTTCGTTGCTACCCGTCTGTTGGAAACCAGCCTCCGTGTTGGCACCACCGACAACGATATCAACGCTCTGAAGAACAACGGTTCGATCCCTGAGGGTTACACCGTTAACCACTTCTTGACCGATACGAACGCGTGGTTCCTGACCACCGACGTTCCAAACGGCTTGAAGCACTTCGTCCGCGTCCCACTGTCCACTTCCATGGACGGCGACTTCGACACGGGCAACGTGCGGTACAAGGCACGCGAGCGTTATTCGTTCGGTGTCAGCGATCCGTTGGGAATGTACGGATCACCCGGAGCAAGCTAATCTGGGTAGAAAAGGGGGCCAAAAGCCCCCTTTTCTTTTTTGTAGGTATGTGCTATAAAGGCCAATACCTAGACCACCCGACTTGCTGACTGACTAGGCAGACTTCCCTCAAGAGACAGCAAGTTTTGATTTGAGGATCTATCATGGGTTTCGCTTCCCACCTTGGCCCTTGGCTGCTTGGCACCAACAAATACACGACCGGCACGGCCACCGGCACAGTGCAGAACATGGGCGCAACGATTGTTGCCCAAACCAAAGCCGTTGCTTACGCTGACACCACCGCTCAAACCACTGCGTTTGTGCTTCCGGCTGGTTCGCTGATTACGTCTTGTCAGTTCATCATCACGACCGCGTACACGACCACTGCGCCTACGTTTACTATCTTTATTGGTGGTACTCAGGCTTCGTCGGCAGTTACTCTGGGCGCGTTGGTTGGCGCTAATTCAATCACTCTTGGCGGCAATAGCGCGGCTGGAGCAGCATTGGTTGCTAACGTCGGCTCTACCGATGCAACGATTGCGTTTACGCAGTCTAACGGCGCTGGCGGTACTGGGGCTGGTATTTTGGTAGTGGCCTATATCGTCCGTGGCTCTGACGGTGCAATGTACCCGACTGCCCAACAGAACTAAGTAGGAGGCTGTAATGGCTAAGACTAATTACAGCCCCACGTTCCCGATGTTTCCGGGTGGGGCTACGACCTTCACCAAGAGCGACACCGTTAATCTTCCCACCCCATCAGTCATTTATGTTGGCGGGGCGGGGAGTACCGGCACGGTAAGAGTCCTCACCGCACAGGGTGATGACGTTACTTTTGTTGGTTTGACGGCGGGGAGTGTGATTCCTGTACAGGTTATCCGGGTGTTTAACACCACGACAGACGCTACCAATCTGCTGCGGATTTACTAAAATGGCCCTTGGGTTCGGTCTTGCCCTAACAAGCTATAGGAAGTCCGGTCCCCCACCCGTTGCTCCTTTATCTACTGTTGAAGTTTTATTGGTTGGTGGGGGTGGTTACGGTACAGGATTTCCGGGGGTATTTGGTTCTCCCGGAGGTGGCGGCGGGATTGTTTACAATACAGCTTTTTCCATCTCTATTGGTTCTACTTATTCTATTGTTATTGGTGCCTCTAGTGCCACAACCGCTGGTAGTAGCACTTTTAGCACTTATACCGCTGGTGGTGGTGGCAGTGGTTCAGCGGGGGCTGCGAGTTCAGGTACCGGCGCTACAACCGTACTAAACGGTCAAAATGCGGGTAGTGGAAACAATTATTCAAGTTCTATTTCTGGTTCGTCGGTAACTTATGCACAATCAGGATCAGGCACTTCCGGTAGTGGCGGTTTTGGGTCAAGACCAAATCCGGGAGCCTCTCCTCCCAGTCCCGGCCAATCTGGGGTGCTTATTATTGCTTACCCAAGTACATATTCCGCAGCCACTACTGTTACTGGAACGTATACTGTAAGCACTTCAGCCAGATCAGGTTATTACGTTTATACGTTTACCTCTGGTTCTGGCAGTATTAGGTGGTAGTCTCATGGCACTAGGTTTTGGATTAGCACTGACAAGTTATCGCAAAGCTGCCGCTGCTGGGGCTGTTACTGACCCCTACTTTTCGTATGTTCCGTTGCTGCTAAACACTACCAGCACAAACGCGCAGCAAAACAATACATTTCTAGACTCATCTAGCAACAATTTCACCATTACCCGCAACGGCACACCCACGCAAGGATCGTTCACCCCTTACCTCCCCAATGGGTATTGGAGCAATTATGCGTCTTCAAACAATTATTTGACCGTTCCAAATAGCACACCGCTTGAGCTTGGGTCTGGTAATTTTACAATTGAATGTTGGATTAACGGCGCAACTCAAACTGGGTACGGCGGTATTGTAACAAAAGGAGGTGTTACAAATATTGGACGTTGGACGGTTGCAATGTCTAGTTCAGGAACAACCGCAGAATTTTGGGTAAATGAAATAAGTTTAGCTGGGCCGATTGCGGCCAGTTCAACTTTGGTTAATGACAATAAATGGCATCACATTGCTGTTGTAAGAGCGTCTAATGTATTTACGTTTTATGTTGATGGTATTGCTGGGACGACAACCACTACCTCCTCAACAGCAATAAGCGCATTAAATGAAGTAGTGGCGATTGGCACTGACTTTTATTCTTCTAGTTCTCGGTATTATACTGGTTATATTTCTAATGTCCGCATAGTTAAAGGTGTTGCGGTTTACACTGGGAATTTCACACCGCCAACAACTCCACTCGCCGCTACACAGTCTGCTGGGACTAATATTTCAGCAATTACGGGAACTGCAACATCGTTGCTGACAAGTCAATCTAACCGTTTTATTGACAACAGCACTAACGCTATTTCTATCACCGTCAACGGCACCCCCCAAGTGCAGGCCTCCCAACCCTTCGCCCCGGCAGCATCTTATTCTGCTGCGACGTATGGGGGGAGTGGGTATTTTAATGGGAGCAGTTCTTCATTATCAACGCCTAGTAGTACTGAATTTGCATTTGGCACAGGTGATTTTACGATGGAGTGCTGGTTTTATCTTAAAGTAACCCCTACATCTGGATTTACACAGTTAATTTCTGGCGGCGGGGATATCAACAACATAGGTTTTGGTATCAGTGGAAACCCGGTACCTCTTGTGTATTACGATGGCTCGGGCGCGGGAGGAGTTAGAACTTTATTAAATACACCAAATATAAACACTTGGTATCATGTCGCGGTGGCTCGGCAATCTGGTACTACTAGAGGGTTTATTAATGGAGCGCTCGTTGGGGCTTGGTCTGATACATCAAATGTAACTACTGCAAGACAATTTTTTATTGGTTCAAATGTTTCCATAACAAACACGTTTAATGGATATTTATCAAATGACCGGATAGTAAAAGGCACAGCCGTTTACACCGCCGCCTTCACGCCACCCACCCTACCCGTCACCGCAGTAAGCGGCACCTCCCTCCTTATTAATTATGGCAACGCCGGAATCTACGATGCGGCGTGGCAAAACGATGTGACTACGGTGGGGGATGCTCAGGTTAGTACAACCCAAAAGCAGTGGGGTACTACAAGCATGAAGTTTGATGGGACGGGGGATTGGTTAACGCTTCGTAACAATCCTGCGTTTGCATTTGGGACAGGCGATTTTACGCTTGAATGTTGGGTGTATTTTACAAGTGTTGCTAATTTTCCAACTATTACAGATAGTAGATCTTCATCTGCCAGTACAGCAGGTTTTAATTTAGGTCTTTCATCTGCAAAAGTTCAGTTGTATACAACATCGCAATTGCTAATAGGTGGGACTACTCTGGCAATCAATCAATGGTATTACATAGCGGTAACGCGAGCAGGTACTGCATTGAAAATTTTTGTAAACGGATCTCAAGATGCGACCACATCAAACAGCACAAATTGGTCAGACCAAACTCTAATTATTGGCGTAACTCCAGACCTTGTTAACCCTATGACAGGATATATACAAGATTTGAGGTTAACCAAAGGCGTGGCCCGCACCATCACCACGCCAACCGCAGCATTCCCAACGAGGTAAGAGATGCAACTTGCCAATCAAGACCTGATCAAAGATTTAGACTGGACCCAGCTTGCTGACACTCCGGTTGACAAAACATCGTGGGCAACGTATCGTCAGGAACTACGCGATATTACCGCCCAGCCAGACCCGTTTAACATTACGCGGCCGACACAAAATGGCTAAGTCTCCAGCGTGGCAGCGCAAAGAAGGCAAAAACCCTGAAGGTGGTTTGAACGCCAAGGGTCGGGCTTCTTATAACGCAGCCAACCCCGGCAAGCCGGGACTCAAACGCCCCCAACCTGAAGGCGGCTCCCGCCGTGACTCCTTCTGTGCTCGCATGGAAGGGATGAAGAAGAAGCTCACTTCGGCCAAAACCGCTAAAGATCCAGATTCCCGTATTAACAAAAGTCTTAGAGCTTGGAAATGCTAGACGTTCATATTGCTTGGTCTGCATTCCTAACTCTGTTTTTAGGGGTACTGGGTTTTTTCGTCAAGGAAAAATTTAGCGAACTGAGCCGCCTCTCTATTCTTTTGAACCGTACCCGAGAGGAAGCGGCGCGTGATTTTGCTACTAAAGCAGAAGTGGACAAGGTTACAAACCATATTGATCAACGCTTCAATCGTCTTGAAGCAAAAATTGACCAGCTTATCCAAGCGAGGAAATGATGGCTAGCTCCGGCAGGAAACAGTTAAAGTTTAAGAGCGGCGGCAAGATTAAGCGCTACGTCGAAGGCGGCACGCTGGAGATGCTGACCGGCGAGAAGCAGAACGGTCCTGAGTACAGCGCCGAAGATGTAAAAGAAGGTTTGAGAAAAGGCGTAGGTAAGTTACGAAGTCTTTTTGGGTTTGGTGACGACGAAAAATCCACCGCTGAATCCAAATCCGAACCTGCTACTGCCGGATCTAAACCCGCCGTCGCCGCTGAATCCAGACCCGCTGCCGCTGCCACAAATAACAGGTCTATGGGTTCTGGAGCATCTTCTGGTTCTAAAGCATCTTCTACTTCTGAATCCGCTGGCCCTAGTGTTGAAGCTCAAATAGCAAAACGGGAAGACGAAGGAAAGAGCGGAGACGCTAACGTCGGGCCAGATTTCGGAAATGGAGAAGGTGCTAGTAGCTTTACATCGACTTCTTCAAAACCCGCAAAAACTTCTCCAAACCCCGCAAGAGCCAGATCTGTTTCTACTGGAAATACTCGGGATAGGGAAGCGGGTATGACTCGGGGTATCCGTGGTACTAGCTCCGCTGGAAATACTCGGGATATGGAAGCGGGTACTTCGCGGGGTAGCAGGTCTTATTCCGCTAGTCCAAGCGATATTCCGGGTACTGATACGAAGGGTCCATTCACCGGCGAAAGAGTTGATAACTCTAATTTGGCTGCAAGGCAAGCTGGGCAGATGTTAATGGGGCTTCCAGCCGTGCGGGGTTTAGGCAGTGCGACTCGCGGTGCTTTGAGTCTGGCCCGGGCAGCGGGTAAATCTGCACCTGAAGTTGAAGGGGCGGGGACCGGTAAGATACCCGAAGCTAAACCGGATACCGTTTCTAACAAACCCGCGATTGATCGGCTTAAAGAAGCTGACCTTAAAGGACCGCCAAGGCCCAAATCCACTGCGGAAAAACCGGAGTTGCGTGAAACTCCCGCGATGGAAAGGGCGCGTAAAAGAATATCGACTGAATCTCCTGCTGTAGCGGGGGCGCGGCAAGCCGCCGAAACCACGAAGCGTGAGCAACGCGCTGCCGCAAACAAGAGCCAAGCTGAAGATGCTATGGCAGCGGCAAACAAACGTGCTCAGCAGAATCGTGCGAATCAAAGTCAAGCCTCTGATGCTATGGCAGCGGCAAACAAACGTGCTCAGCAGAATCGTGCGAATCAAAGTCAAGCCTCTGATGCTATGGCAGCGGCAAGTAAACGCGCTAAACAGACCCGTGCTCGGCAACGCAGCGAATCAATACCTGATAAAGACCGTGAACCCGGTTTTTTGCAGGAATACATCTCTGGTCGGGCTAAACAGCGCAACCGTGCAAAAGACCTTTCCAACGACGGGTTGCCTGCTAGGTACGAGAACAAAAAAGGCGGCAAAATCCCAGCCTTCCAGAAAGGTGGTATGGTTACTCGTGCGGACGGTTGCGCTCAGCGTGGCAAAACCAGAGGAAGGATGGTGTAATGCCTAGTACTTCAAAAAAGCAGCATAATTTTATGGAGGCGATTGCCCACTCGCCTTCATTTGCCAAAAAGGTTGGAGTTCCTCAGTCAGTAGGCAAAGACTTTGCGGCAGCGGATAAGGGTAAAACTTTTAAATCGGGTGGTGAAATGAACGAGTCCAAAGCAATGGTTGGTAAAGAGATGGCCTTTATGAAAAAGAAGGGCGCTCCTAAGTCCATGATGAAGCACGAAATGGCCGAGTCAAAGGGTTACAAAAAAGGCGGCTCGATTGACGGCTGCGCCCAGCGCGGCAGAACCAAAGGCACCCAAATTAAGATGGCTGGCGGCGGGAAGTGCTGATATGATGGCAAGCCGAGGGATGGGCGCTATTAGCCCATCCAAAATGCCGGGAAAGAAGAAGATCACCCGCAAGGATGATCCGAACGAAGTAGCTATGTACGCTGAAGGCGGACACGTGAATGAAGCGGGCAACTACACGAAACCCAGTCTGCGCAAACGGATTGTGTCTCAGGTAAAAGCCGCAGCTACCCAAGGTACTGGGGCAGGGCAGTGGTCCGCTCGCAAAGCTCAGCTTGTTGCTAAAAAATATAAAGCAGCAGGTGGGGGGTACCGGGATTGAAACCCCCGCAGCAATCCCTCAAGGATTGGGGCGACCAGAAGTGGCGCACCAAGAGTGGTAAGCCGTCGAGTAAAACCGGAGAACGGTACTTGCCGGAGGACGCAATTAAAAGTTTGAGTCCATCTGAGTACGCTGCAACAACCAAAGCCAAGCGTGAAGGCAAGAAAGCGGGTAAGCAGTTTGTAGCACAGCCCAAGTCAATAGCAAAGAAAACAGCTAGGTTCAGATAATGGCAGTATCCGGAGTCGCTAATTTTGACATGAACTTCACGGAACTCGCTGAAGAAGCGTTTGAACGTGCGGGTCGTGAGATGCGTTCCGGTTACGATCTTCGGACAGCTAGGCGCAGCGCCAATATCATGATGGCCGAGTGGGCCAATCGTGGTATCAATATGTGGACTATCGAGCAAGGGACTATCAACCTTGTGCAAGGGACCGCGACGTACAACTTGCCGTCAGACACGGTAGACCTGATGGAGCACGTGATCCGTACGGGGTCGGGAAGTTCTTCCACCCAAGCGGATCTAACTATCACTCGGATCAGCGTATCAACGTACGCCACTATTCCAAATAAACTTAGCCAAGCGCGACCCATCCAAGTTTGGATAGATCGTAAACAAGCCACTCCAACAATCAACGTCTGGCCGGTGCCAGATCAAGGTACGGCTTTAAATCCTTACTATATTTTTGTCTACTGGCGGCTGCGTCGGATCGACAATATCAACACGGGCGTCAATACCGCTGACGTGAACTTCCGGTTTCTCCCCTGCCTCACCGCAGGGCTGGCTTATTATGTAGCCATGAAGATCCCTGAGGGGGCGCAACGGCTTGACATGCTGAAGACTGAGTACGAGTATCAGTTTCAGATGGCGGCTTCTGAAGATCGGGAAAAAGCGGCGGATCGGTTTGTACCACGGCAGTATTTTATCGGTAGCAGCTAATGGGTAATCGGTTCGCTTCTGGCAAACGAGCTATTGCGGAGTGCGACCTGTGCGGATTTCGTTTTAAGCTAAAGGATCTCAAGAAGCTAGTAGTTAAAACAAAGCTGGTAAATATTAAGGTCTGCCCTCAGTGTTGGACCCCCGATCAGCCGCAGCTACAGCTCGGTATGTATCCGGTTGAAGACCCTCAGGCGCTACGGGAACCTCGTAAAGATCTTAGCTACTATCAGTCTGGTGTAAACGCTGCTGGATATCTATCAGAAGGTAGTAGAATTTTTCAGTGGGGTTGGAACCCGGTTGGTGGGTCTAGAGGGTTTGTCGATCCTTTGACGCCTAGTTACTTGGTTGCAACAACATACGTTGGTACCGTAACGATCACGACATCATAGGAGTCCATGGTGGACAAAGAAGATCTGGCACAGGATAAATCGCTTATTAAAAAAGCGTTTAAACAACATGATTCTCAAGAGCATAAGGGCGGCAAAGGCACATCCTTGAAGCTCAAAAAAGGTGGTCCAACGACGGACGACCGTATGCGTCTTGGGCGCAATATGTCTCGCGCTAAGAACCAAGGTAAATAAAATGGCTAAGTTCAGCATGAAACGAGGCGGCAAGGAGGTTGGCCCCGCGTCAACGTACGCGCCACCACATACGATGTCGGGCAAGAAAGGCGTTGATTTAAGTAATAGTGGGTACGGCAACAGCTCTCAGTCAATGACCACTGATGATCTAAATATCAGTGTTAATAATATTGATCAGGGTGAAGGCCCTAAGGTTAAAACCTCCGGCATCAAGATTCGCGGTACCGGTGCTGCCACTAAAGGCGTGATGGCTCGGGGTCCAATGGCATGAACTACTCGGAACTGGTCACGTACATATCTGACATAACGGAGAACACCTTCGAGACGACAGATATGAACATGTTCATCCGACAGGCTGAGCAGAAGATCTATAACACGGTCCAACTGCCAAATCTGCGGAAGAACGTGACCGGTACAACGACGCTAAATAATCAGTATCTGTCTTGTCCAACTGATTTTTTATCCGTGTATTCCATGGCGGTTTACCCCACGGGTGGGTCTTACACTTTCCTTCTTAATAAGGATGTAAACTTTATCCGTGAGGCGTATCCAAACCCCACGGATACCGGCACCCCTGCCCATTACGCCATTTTTGGTCCGCGCTCTGACCTCGTCACGGAGCTGTCGTTCATCCTTGGGCCTACCCCCGATGCGGTTTATAACGTCGAGCTGCATTATTACTATTACCCTGAGTCTATTGTAGATGCGAACACTACATGGTTGGGTGATAATTTTGACTCAGCGTTGCTCAACGGTGCGTTGGTTGAAGCCATCCGGTTTATGAAGGGCGAGCCAGATTTGGTTGCAATGTACAAAGGTATGTACGACAACGCTCTGATTCTGCTCAAACAACTGGGTGATGGTAAAGATCGTCAAGATACGTATCGCAGCGGTCAGACCCGCGTGCAGGTGATTTAATGGCGATTATCCAAACCCAGACAACAAGTTTTAAAGTAGAGTTGTATCAGGCTATCCACAACCTGACGACTGATACTTTAAAAATAGCGTTGTACACTGGGGATGCTACGCTAAATGAATCTACGACAGCGTACTCTACATCGAACGAAGTTGTCGGTACGGGGTACACTGCCGGGGGTGCAACGATTGTCGGGGTGACGGTTAACTCTTCTGGATACACGGCGTACGTCAGCTTTACCAACCCTAGCTGGTCTTCTGCTTCGTTTACCGCACGTGCGGCGTTGATATACAACTCTAGTAAAGCTAACCGATCAATTGCAGTATTAGATTTTGGCGCTGATAAAACAGTTTCCAATAATACTTTTACTATTACGCTTCCTACAAATAACGCAGCAGATGCGTTAATTCGGTCTTCTAATTAGGTTTAAATCATGGAAAACGCATTTGCGTGTGGCGAGTTTCACGTTATTTGCTACGACAAAGACGGGAATCTGAAATGGGAAGAGAAGAACCCCAATCTGGTAATGAACTATGGTCTGCAGTACATGGTGGGCAACGGGCTTACTAACAGTGCAACTAAGATTACCGCTTGGTACATTGGGTTGACCAGCGGTACTGGAACGTATGTCGCAACTGATACGATTGCCACGCATACTTGGACTGAATTCACCAGCTATAGTGGAAACAGAAAAGCCTGCACGTTTGCGGCGGCAACCGCTGCAAGTCCGTCTGTGGCGACTAATTCTGCATCCGTAGCCGTGTTTGCAATCAACGCTGGCGGTACGGTTCTTGGCGCTTTCTTGTGTGACGCAGCGACAGGTTCAACATACCCAACCGTTACTTTGTTCTCTGCTTCTAACTTTACCGGCGGCAGCAGAACCGTTGTCTCTGGCGACACTCTTAACGTAACTTACACGTTTAGCTTAACGGCGACTCCTTAATTATGGCCTTTGTTGTTGCTGATAGGGTAAAGGAAACTACCACCACTACCGGCACAGGGGCAGTAGCTTTAGCCGGGGCGGTATTTGGGTTTCGCACCTTTGCGTCTGGTATTGGAAACAGCAATACCACTTACTACACCATTGCCAGCCAGACCGCGAATGAGTGGGAAGTTGGCTATGGAACTCTTGACGCCACCAGCGCAAACCTAGCACGAACGACTGTCCTTGCATCGAGCAACGGCGGCTCATTAGTCACGTTCTCAGCGGGAACGAAGGACGTATTTGTCACGCAATCAGCCGCCCGGACTCTGGTCCAAGCCAGCGGCGGCACCACTACTAACGGGGTTCTTTACTACACCGGCTCTGGCGTTGCCACCGGGGGAAGTGCGCTGACGTTTGATGGTTCTGCTTTAACGCTTGGTGGGACTTTTGCTGCTACTCGGTTTGCGGTAAATGCAAACCCTATCAACACCACAAGCACTTCTCAAAGTTTTGCGCGTTTTCAAAGCACCGGCGCTGATTTTTACATTGGTACCGAATCTAGCACCGCAGGGGGATTTTTTCCTAGCTCCACTGCATACGCTGCGGTGCTTTACAACTCCAGTTCCACTCCGATGCAGTTTTACACGGCTGGTGGACTTAGGGCAACGCTCGACACTTCCGGCAACCTTGGTATTGGGACGAGTTCGCCTTCTTATAAATTGGATGTGGCTGGTGATATTGCGCTAAAAAATAACGCCACATATTTGTACAGCAAAACTTCGGGTGGCACTGTTGTTCGGATGCTCGGCATCAACTCCGGTAATACCGCGTATGTTGGGCCAATTGACTCCGGCCCCGGCGACATGATCCTGAACGCATCGTCATCGTCAGCCAACATCCAGTTTTACGCTACCGGCTCCGAACAAATGCGCCTGACCACCACAGGTCTTGGCATTGGGACTAGTTCGCCTTCTACAAAACTAGAGGTGTCGGTTGCTGATGCAGTTGTCGCACAGCGATGGGTAGCAACAACTGGCCGGTTGCGCTTGCGCCCCTATGTTGATGCAACAAGTGGTGCTCTTTTTGAATCGACAAACACCGCTGAAAGTGCTTACCTACCTCTGTCCCTGTACGGTTCTTCAGTGCGGATGGGGAATGGAGCGCAGGTAATAATTGACTCCTCCGGCAACCTTGGTGTAGGAGTAACGCCGAGTTCTTGGTCTACGTTCAAAGCGTTGCAGATTAATAACGCTTCCGTCGCTGGCGTTTCGGGGCAAGATAATGCGTTCCTTGGCTCAAACGTCTATTACGACGGCACCAATTTCAAATACATTGCATCGGCATCTTCCTGTACATATCGTCAAACAAACGGCGCACATTCTTGGAACACGGCTGCAGGCGGCACAGCAGGAAACACAATCAGCTTCACACAGGCAATGACGCTGGATGCGTCGGGCAACCTTGGTATTGGAACGAGTTCGCCGGGAGCAACATTGGATGTGAATGGAACTACCCGCATTCGCAGCGATTTTTATGTGTACGGCACGGGTGACCGCTTTAATGTGTTCCCCCAAGCGGCAGGTAGCGGTGCTTGGCTTGTTTCGACCAACAACGCAAATAGTGCCTACTCGCAGCTTCTGTTTGATGGTAGCCCTTTGGTGTTCAACGTGGCTGGCACCGAACGAATGCGCCTGAACTCCTCCGGCAACCTTGGTATTGGGACAACTTCGCCTAGTTCAAGACTAGATGTTACCGGCGGCAATATTGTTGTAGATGGGTTTTTTAGTGGTTATGGAATAGCCTTTAGGCAGGGTTTTGAAACAACAGCTAATTTAAAAATATACGCATCTGACCCCGGTGGCTTTGGGCGTAATGGTGCTTTATTTCTTACTGCATACGACGGCATTTGTTTTGGCACCGGCTCAAACACTTTCCAAGAACGGATGCGTATTGACAATGCTGGCAATGTTGGTATTGGGACGAGTTCTCCGGCACAGAAATTGGATGTAGTTGGTGATGCAAGAATTTCAAACACCAGCAATTCTATATTTACTATTCAAGCTACATATGGGGCTGGTTCTTCAATTTTAGATTTCACAGCATCTGGTAGTTCTTCGCAAAATACAAGGATAGTTGGCGGTACGGGTAGTACAAGCAATCTTTCGTTTTGGACGGGTGGCGGATCTCTTTCTGAAAAGATGCGTCTCGACTCCTCCGGCAACCTTGGTCTGGGAGTTACGCCGAGTGCTTGGGACAGTGTTTTTAAAAATATACAAATGGGTGGTGGCGGTTATTCAGGTTCTTTTTACAGCCAAGCAAATGGTGACATTG